ATTTTAGTAGTGATAAAGTACTACAAGATCTCGATAAAAGCGAAGCCGAATATTTATTAAGTGAAGTTAAAGCTGTCTTAAAAAACGAAGACGTAGAATTAGAAAGCTATTCTGACTATCCTAGCGGAGTAAAAAACAACGCGAAAAGAGGTTTAGAATTAAATAAAAAAGTAGACAATAAATGCGCTACGCAAGTTGGTAAAGTTAGAGCACAACAATTAGCTCAAGGAAAACCAATAACAAAAGAAACTATAAAGCGCATGTACTCTTATTTGTCTAGAGCAGAAACTTATTACGATGAAGGAGACACTAAAGCTTGTGGAACAATATCGTATTTGCTTTGGGGCGGTAAAGCTGGGAAACGTTGGGCTGAAAGTAAACTAAAAGAACTAGGTGAAATAGAACTAGTTAGTGAAATAGTAAACGACTTTATGGCTATTATTGATGATCGTTTAGCATACGCTACTGAAGAGTTAGCTATTCAAGCTGCAAAAGATATTGGTTGCGAACAATACCATGAACATGAGTTCGAAGGTAAAACTTGGTATATGCCGTGTGAGCAACATAATTTAAAGGCTCCGTGTCACGATGGCTACGAGCAGTATGGGATGAAAATGAAAAACGGTAGATTAGTACCAAATTGCATACCAATTAAATGAAAAAATTTTTTAAATTTATAACACCAAGTAAAACTAGTCCAAAAAGCGGACGTAGAGGTGGTTGTCTATGTAAAGATAACACGTATAAAACAAAATGCTGCGACGGAAGTCTTAGAGCACAAGGAATAGGTAACATCTAAAATAAATAAAATAAAAATGAACACATTTCAAAAAGTACTAAATCAATTATCAAAAGCACAAAAGCTACAAGAAAAAACAGAACTAACAACTCAAAAAGTAGAATTGGGTATTATTGATGATTTAAACGATGTTCTGCAAGAGTCTGACACAATTATAAAAGAATTAAGAGATAACGAAAATATAGTTGCAAGAAATCAAAAACTACTTAAAGACAGAGAAAAAGACCAATCTAAACTTATAACTAATTCGGAAAAATTTAGAAAAGAATTTTTTGATTTAAGAGATAAAGTAGAAAGCGCAAAACAAAAAAGCGAAAGAGCGGATAAAGAACTTGATGCAAACTCAAGAGGTATCAAAGATGTTCAAAAAAATATTGATAAACTAAATAAAAAGGTATCTCCACAGCTTAAACAAGCGAAGAAAAACATCGCAACTTTCGACAAACTCATTGATCAAGCCAAAAAAACAGCGCAAGAGTTAGGAGTAAAAATACCTACTGCCTCTTTTTCTAAAATGAGAGATAGGCTTCGTAAATTTATTTAAAAATACAAATTTAATTTTAAACACTTATATATTAACATGAACACTAATGATATGATTGAAAAAATCAAGAATGTTCTTAACTTATCAGAAGAGGTAAAGTTAGAACAAATGAAGTTAGAGAACGGAACTGTTTTAGAAGCAGAGTCGTTTGAAGCTGGAAAAGAAGTCTTTATAGTTACTGAAGACGAAAAGGTAGCCGTGCCAGTTGGTGAATACGAATTGGAAGACGGTAAAATGATAGTAATAGCTGAAGAAGGAATTATTTCTGAGATTAAAGACGCTGAAGCTGCTGAAGAGGAAGTCGAAGAAGTAGAAGCTGAAGAGGAAAAGAAAGAAGAGGAAATGGCTTATGCTACTAAAGAGGAACTTGCTGAAGTTAAAGAAATGATTGAAGAGATCAAAGCTATGTTAGAACCTAAAGAGGAAATGAGTGCTGATGATCTTGGTAATTTAATGACCGAGGAGCTATCTAAACACGAATTAAGCGAAGTACCTGCTAACGTGCAAGCTGAACTTAACCAACCAGCTGCTGAACCTATTAAAGCAAACCCTGAAGTTAAACAAAACAACGTTAACTTTAAATTTGCACAAAATCGTAAAGTATCAACTTTCGATAGAGTACTAAATAAAATAATTAACAACTAAAATTAAATAAAATGCCAAACCCAACAATTACAAGCTCCAGTTATGCTGGGGAATTTGCCGGGAAGTACCTAGGTGCTGCCCTTTTATCTGCTTCAACTTTGGATGCTGGAGCTGTAACAATCTTGCCTAACATCAAGTATAAAGCTGCTATGAAAGTAGGAGTTATGTCAAACTTGGTTCGTTCTGCTGATTGTGATTTTGATTCAACTACTTCAGGTCTTACATTGACTGAAAAAGTGTTGACTCCAACTGAATTGCAAGTAAACTTACAAATCTGTAAAAAAGAACTACACGCTGATTGGGAAGCTGCTCAAATGGGCTTTTCTGCTTTTGACCAACTGCCTCCATTGTTTTCTGACTACGTTATTTCAAGAGTAGCTGCTGAGGTTGCTAACGCAACTGAAACTTCTATTTGGAGCGGAGCTGCTGGAGAAGGTTCTTTCGACGGTTATTTAGTAACTTGCTTAAACGATAGTGGTGTAAACGACATTACTGCCGAAGCTATCACCTCTAGTAACGTAATTGCTCAAATGGGAGCAGTTGTAGATTCAGCGGTTGCAAATGCACCAGCTGTTTTAGGTAAAGAAGATTTGACTCTTTATGTTTCAACTAACGTAGCTCAAGCTTACATTCGCGCTTTAGGTGGTTTCGCGTCTAACATCGGAGCCGCTGGTACTGATAACAAAGGTACACAATGGTATAACGGGGGAGCTTTATCTTTTGAAGGTATTAATATCTTTGTGGCTAAAGGTTTTGGAAGCAACAAAATGTTGTTGACACCTAAGTCAAACTTGTTTTTTGGAACTGGCCTATTAGATGACAGAAACGAAGTTAAAGTTATTGACATGGCTGACATTGATGGATCACAAAACGTAAGAGTTGTAATGAGATATACTGCTGGTGTTCAAATTGGCATCGGTAACGATATTGTGCTTTACTCTTAATAAATTAAATTAATCAACGTGAATTAGGGTAGGCAAAACTGCCTGCCCTTTTTTATTAAATAAAAAAAAATATGGCTTGTGCGATAACAAAAGGTAGAGGGGTTGGATGTAAGACCGCTTTTGCCGGAATTAAAAATATTTACATCTTAGACTACAGTGCCGCTATTGCTGCTTTAGGTGATAGTAGTGGTACTATAACACTACCAACTGACAACTCTGCTGAGTTTTTTAAGTTCGAGGTAAAAGGCGGTTTGAGTTCTTTAGAGACTACTGTAACATCTAGTAGAGAAAACGGAACTACTTTTTACGAAAGTACCTTAAATGTTACCTTTCAAAACTTAGACGTAGCTACACAAGAAGAGATTAAACTTCTAAATAGAGGTCGCGCGCATTACGTTGTAGAAATGTACCCAGACGGTGCCGGAAATACTAAGCGTTTATTGTTAGGTAGAGACAACGGCGCTGAAATTACCGGTGGTACTATTGTTACTGGTGCTGCACCTGGAGATTTGCAGGGCTTTACTTTAACAGCGGTTGCTACCGAAGTGTTTCCACCGTTCTTCTGTACTGAACCAGACGTGAGTGCTGTAACACCTATTACGCCTGCATAGTAATTTATTTATATTTAAAATTAGCCTTACTTTTTGTAGGGCTTTTTTTTTACAAAAAAACTAATTTTGTTTATATATTAGTATGAAGATTATAGCAACAAGCGGCACTAAGGCTTTAAAAATTATACCTAGAACATTTTTTGCTGGTACAATTAACCTTAAACTAACAAATGAAAGCACTGGCGGAGTGGTTAACACAACTGCCACGGCTTCAACTGACCGTAATTACATGTCTTTTACTGGTACATTTGGCACGCTAGTTGAAGGTGAATTTTATATGCTAGAGGTTTTGTTGTCAGGTGCAACAATTTATAAAGACAAAGTATTTTGTACAGACCAAACTATAAATCAAGCAAACAACGATTACTATTCTGTTAATAGTGGCGAATACACCACCGAGAATAGCTTTGATAACGATTACATAATTTTATGAACGATTTAAGGATAGTAAATTTAAGCAGTTACACAAGCCCAGAAATTGTAGAGAAGTCTAACAAACAATGGGTGGCTTATGGTAGTGATAACAACTACTTTGGTTACTTAATAGACCGCTATAATGGCTCGCCGACAAATAACGCTATTATAAATGGTGTTAGCCAAATGATTTACGGTAAAGGTTTAGATGCTTTGAATTCAAATAAAAAGCCAGAGCAATACGCCAAAATGGTTAGTTTGTTTAACAAAGATTGTGTGCGTAAACTATGCTACGATTTAAAACTAATGGGACAATGTGCTATTCAGGTAATTTATTCAAAGGATCGCAAGACTATAGCTCAAGTTGAACATATACCTGTCGAGAATTTAAGAGCAGAAAAGTGTAACGAAAAAGGAGACATAGCTGGTTACTATTATGCAGACGATTGGACTAAAGTAAATTCAAGAACAGAATTGAAACGTATACCGGCTTTCGGTTTTTCTAAAGAAAGCATAGAAATTATATACGTGAAACCATATAGAGCAGGCTATAAATACTATTCTAGCCCAGACTATCAAGGTGGATTGCAATATGCTGAACTCGAAGAAGAGATCTCAAACTATCACTTAAATAATATACTCAACGGTCTTGCGCCTTCAATGTTAATTAACTTTAACAACGGTACACCAAACGCTGAAGAGCGACAAATGTTAGAAAACCGTATCTACTCTAAATTTAGTGGAAGTAGCAATGCTGGTAA